GGGCAGTCGGTGCTAAGCACAGCACCGTTCGAATTTTATTGTGAACAACGTATTAAATACGGATTAACTGTCGTTTGACTTCCTTATACGATCTCATTCTAGGGACATCATTCCTATGTTCAATCGTAAGCAAGGTGGCAGGGGTGGGCAAGAACTCGTTGAGGACTGTCAGACGGTTGGGACGGTGTCTGACATCGAGTGACGTTCCAAGCTTCTTGGACATTGAGAGGGCTCCTTCCAATTCGTGCAACTCCATCTCTTGCAAGCGGAGTGGTATTGACTCATCGCCATTGATAATCTCGTCCGCCAACGTATCGAGAAAATAAAAGGCATCGACATTGGTTCCCTGAGTGTCGATCATGAGTCCATGTATTCTGGCAAGCGCGAGCACCTTAGAGTCAATTGGGTTGGCTGAGATAACAGATCTGACAAAATAGGCAGACGTAGGACGCCATGCCATAATGAACCATTTGCCAGATTGCTCGTGATAATGCTTCACGAAATATCTCTTTAGGAACACACAACCCTCCTTCCCAGGGATAACTCGACCGAGGTGATCATGCTCCGTCAGTAAGGTCTCACACTCTCTTGAAATAGTGCCGAGTCCTTTGACGGTAAGACCCCACCGTTTCGCAACGAAATCAGCAAAGGTCTTAAGGTTTAAGATCGATCTCCAGCGCTTGGGGCAACATCCAATGAAATCATCTCCATAAATAAGAATGAATACTTTTCGGTCGCGCACGTCCTGTAAGAACCTGCGAGCAACGGCCTGACCGAGCCGTTTATCACTCTCAATAATGGTAACGATATCCATAATGTAATCCTCCCAAGCCATGAGAACACAGATCGTGTCTCCAAAGCTGGTCTTAAAGTCTCCAGAAAACATCAGGCCAATGATTAAGCGCCAAGTGTCGTCCAACCACTTAACGTAGTGGAACGCAGTATCATTAGCCAGGAAAGCGAGCATGGCCTGAGCCAGACGGTAGTATCTACTCTCTGGACAAAAGGACAGGACACACATCATTGTAAAGATCATCAACGCGTGTGCCTTCAGGCTCTGATCTAGCTTCGAAAAATCGCCATGGAAGTAGAAGTACTTATCACCTCCTTCTCCCTCTTCATCACCATGGAGGAGCTTGTAGAGCATGTAAGCTCCACCATGTGACCACTTGTGACCTATCCCAATAGACCCCCGTCCCATGAAGAACTTGAACATCGGAGTAGCCCAGATCTGGTCCATCATAAGGCGTTCCAGGGGCTCAATGAAGAAGATTCTGACCTTATTCTTGTCATCACCTTCCTCACGCACCTCTGGTTTCTCCGATATCTTCACGGGCTGGATGGGAAAGTCACTCCACCTATAGAATATATGTTCCTTCTCCTGAGTGTACAATACTTGAGCGACGATATCACTAACGCGATCTATTGCGGCCACCTGGAACTCCTCTTTCGACCCGGACACATCGAAGAGTAAAACTGTACCGTCAGGCAGTGTTTCCCTACTACGCTGTGACAACGCCAAACCTGCCGACTTCTGACGACCGAAGTCCATAGACATCAAATCCTTGAAATCGGGGAGTGGCGCATCTACAACGTTATGGGATTTCCACCCATGTGACGTCAGTATTCTCGAAACGATATGCCCCATCCTGCGAGGAGGCAGTCGCAAATACATGTCTTCGCGGACCATCTGCTGTAAGCAGGTAACCGCTCCCTGGACATTTCCAGTGGATATCCATGCATGCTCGATCGCATGCATCGCGTCAAACCTCTTGGTCCGTTCGCAAGCCTTCTTCGCGCAATCCATCAGCCAAATGGGTGTCTTGAAGATTGTTGGACGGACGTGTTCGTAGTGTACAGGAGGCGTAATAGCACATTTGATCACGTTGGGGCCGTGTATCAAACTAGCATGCGCAGCAATGTCAGCACTGTCCTTAGCTGGCAATTGTTCGTCGCGCTTGCGGATTTCAACTCCTCTATTCTGGGTAGGCGTGATAGAGTACATTTGGCGGGCCATGATAATCGCTTGGAACTGAGCGATTTCAGTTTTGCGCCCGTCACACGCCACTGAGAAGAGCGGTTTCTTCTTATCAAATCCCTCATGACTGTCATCCTCGGGCTTCCGGTAGACACTGATCTGCCAACCATCCACACCATTAGGAAGCTTAACTGGGCACACATGGAAATCCATATGTCTAAGATAAATCAAGAGGTTGATTCCGAAGAGTCGTCGGAAGTGTCTGCAACAGTAAGCGAGGCGTCCTATCTTGGCGACTGTCGCCTCACCGACAATAATATATGGTCCCTTAATTGTTCACAACCGTCCCAAGATCGCAATGGGCCGGCCTAAATGATTAAAAGAACAAGATTATATGGCTGCGATGTGCTTCTCTATTAATCCCGCGAGGTTTGTGGTGCC